GAAGCACTCAAGGCAAGCTTTATTGAGGCTTAAGCAGTGGGTTCCCTAGTTAGCCAGAGAGCTCCCAGGCTCAGATCTGGTCTAACCAGAGAGACCCAGTACAGGCAAAAAGCAGCTGCTTATATGCAGGATCTGAGGGCTCGCCACTCCCCAGTCCCGCCCAGGCCACGCCTCCCTGGAAAGTCCCCAGCGGAAAGTCCCTTGTAGCAAGCTCGATGTCAGCAGTTCTTGAAGTACTCCGGATGCAGCTCTCGGGCCACGTGATGAAATGCTAGGCGGCTGTCAAACCTCCACTCTAACACTTCTCTCTCCGGGTCATCCATCCCATGCAGGCTCACAGGGTGTAACAAGCTGGTGTTCTCTCCTTTATTGGCCTCTTCTATCTTATCTGGCTCAACTGGTACTAGCTTGTAGCACCATCCAAAGGTCAGTGGATATCTGACCCCTGGCCCTGGTGTGTAGTTCTGCTAATCAGGGAAGTAGCCTTGTGTGTGGTAGATCCACAGATCAAGGATATCTTGTCTTCTTTGGGAGTGAATTAGCCCTTCCAGTCCCCCCTTTTCTTTTAAAAAGTGGCTAAGATCTACAGCTGCCTTGTAAGTCATTGGTCTTAAAGGTACCTGAGGTGTGACTGGAAAACCCACCTCCTCCTCCTCTTGTGCTTCTAGCCAGGCACAAGCAGCATTGGTAGCTGCTGTATTGCTACTTGTGATTGCTCCATGTTTTTCCAGGTCTCGAGATGCTGCTCCCACCCTATCTGCTGCTGGCTCAGCTCGTCTCATTCTTTCCCTTACAGTAGGCCATCCAATCACACTACTTTTTGACCACTTGCCACCCATCTTATAGCAAAATCCTTTCCAAGCCCTGTCTTATTCTTCTAGGTATGTGGCGAATAGCTCTACAAGCTCCTTGTACTACTTCTATAACCCTATCTGTCCCCTCAGCTACTGCTATGGCTGTGGCATTGAGCAAGCTAACAGCACTATTCTTTAGTTCCTGACTCCAATACTGTAGGAGATTCCACCAATATTTGAGGGCTTCCCACCCCCTGCGTCCCAGAAGTTCCACAATCCTCGTTACAATCAAGAGTAAGTCTCTCAAGCGGTGGTAGCTGAAGAGGCACAGGCTCCGCAGATCGTCCCAGATAAGTGCCAAGGATCCGTTCACTAATCGAATGGATCTGTCTCTGTCTCTCTCTCCACCTTCTTCTTCTATTCCTTCGGGCCTGTCGGGTCCCCTCGGGGTTGGGAGGTGGGTCTGAAACGATAATGGTGAATATCCCTGCCTAACTCTATTCACTATAGAAAGTACAGCAAAAACTATTCTTAAACCTACCAAGCCTCCTACTATCATTATGAATAATTTTATATACCACAGCCAATTTGTTATGTTAAACCAATTCCACAAACTTGCCCATTTATCTAATTCCAATAATTCTTGTTCATTCTTTTCTTGCTGGTTTTGCGATTCTTCAATTAAGGAGTGTATTAAGCTTGTGTAATTGTTAATTTCTCTGTCCCACTCCATCCAGGTCGTGTGATTCCAAATCTGTTCCAGAGATTTATTACTCCAACTAGCATTCCAAGGCACAGCAGTGGTGCAAATGAGTTTTCCAGAGCAACCCCAAATCCCCAGGAGCTGTTGATCCTTTAGGTATCTTTCCACAGCCAGGATTCTTGCCTGGAGCTGCTTGATGCCCCAGACTGTGAGTTGCAACAGATGCTGTTGCGCCTCAATAGCCCTCAGCAAATTGTTCTGCTGCTGCACTATACCAGACAATAATTGTCTGGCCTGTACCGTCAGCGTCATTGAGGCTGCGCCCATAGTGCTTCCTGCTGCTCCCAAGAACCCAAGGAACAAAGCTCCTATTCCCACTGCTCTTTTTTCTCTCTGCACCACTCTTCTCTTTGCCTTGGTGGGTGCTACTCCTAATGGTTCAATTTTTACTACTTTATATTTATATAATTCACTTCTCCAATTGTCCCTCATATCTCCTCCTCCAGGTCTGAAGATCTCGGACTCATTGTTGCTATTACCACCATCTCTTGTTAATAGCAGCCCTGTAATATTTGATGAACATCTAATTTGTCCACTGATGGGAGGGGCATACATTGCTTTTCCTACTTTCTGCCACATGTTTATAATTTGTTTTATTCTGCATGGGAGGGTGATTGTGTCACTTCCTTCAGTGTTATTTGACCCTTCAGTACTCCAAGTACTATTAAACCAAGTACTATTAAACAGTTGTGTTGAATTACAGTAGAAAAATTCCCCTCCACAATTAAAACTGTGCGTTACAATTTCTGGGTCCCCTCCTGAGGATTGCTTAAAGATTATTGTTTTATTATTTCCAAATTGTTCTCTTAATTTGCTAGCTATCTGTTTTAAAGTGTTATTCCATTTTGCTCTACTAATGTTACAATGTGCTTGTCTCATATTTCCTATTTTTCCTATTGTAACAAATGCTCTCCCTGGTCCTCTCTGGATACGGATTCTTTTTCTTGTATTGTTGTTGGGTCTTGTACAATTAATTTCTACAGATGTGTTCAGCTGTACTATTATGGTTTTAGCATTGTCCGTGAAATTGACAGATCTAATTACTACCTCTTCTTCTGCTAGACTGCCATTTAACAGCAGTTGAGTTGATACTACTGGCCTAATTCCATGTGTACATTGTACTGTGCTGACATTTGTACATGGTCCTGTTCCATTGAACGTCTTATTATTACATTTTAGAATCGCAAAACCAGCCGGGGCACAATAATGTATGGGAATTGGCTCAAAGGATACCTTTGGACAGGCCTGTGTAATGACTGAGGTGTTACAACTTGTCAACTTATAGCTGGTAGTATCATTATCTATTGGTATTATATCAAGTTTATAAAAAAATGCATATTCTTTCTGCACCTTACCTCTTATGCTTGTGCTGATATTGAAAGAGCAGTTTTTTATCTCTCCTTTCTCCATTATCATTCTCCCGCTACTACTATTGGTATTAGTATCATTCTTCAAATCAGTGCACTTTAAACTAACACAGAGTGGGGTTAATTTTACACATGGCTTTAGGCTTTGATCCCATAAACTGATTATATCCTCATGCATCTGTTCTACCATGTCATTTTTCCACATGTTAAAATTTTCTGTCACATTTACCAATACTACTTCTTGTGGGTTGGGGTCTGTGGGTACACAGGCATGTGTGGCCCAAACATTATGTACCTCTGTATCATATGCTTTAGCATCTGATGCACAAAATAGAGTGGTGGTTGCTTCCTTCCACACAGGTACCCCATAATAGACTGTGACCCACAATTTTTCTGTAGCACTACAGATCATCAACATCCCAAGGAGCATGGTGCCCCATCTCCACCCCCATCTCCACAAGTGCTGATATTTCTCCTTCACTCTCATTGCCACTGTCTTCTGCTCTTTCTATTAGTCTATCAATTAACCTGTCTATTTTTCTTTGTCTTAATATTTTCCTATATTCTATGATTACTATGGACCACACAACTATTGCTATTATTATTGCTACTACTAATGCTACTATTGCTACTATTGGTATAGGTTGCATTACATGTACTACTTACTGCTTTGATAGAGAAGCTTGATGAGTCTGACTGTTCTGATGAGCTCTTCGTCGCTGTCTCCGCTTCTTCCTGCCATAGGAGATGCCTAAGGCTTTTGTTATGAAACAAACTTGGCAATGAAAGCAACACTTTTTACAATAGCAATTGGTACAAGCAGTTTTAGGCTGACTTCCTGGATGCTTCCAGGGCTCTAGTCTAGGATCTACTGGCTCCATTTCTTGCTCTCCTCTGTCGAGTAACGCCTATTCTGCTATGTCGACACCCAATTCTGAAAATGGATAAACAGCAGTTGTTGCAGAATTCTTATTATGGCTTCCACTCCTGCCCAAGTATCCCCATAAGTTTCATAGATATGTTGCCCTAAGCCATGGAGCCAAATCCTAGGAAAATGTCTAACAGCTTCATTCTTAAGCTCCTCTAAAAGCTCTAGTGTCCATTCATTGTGTGGCTCCCTCTGTGGCCCTTGGTCTTCTGGGGCTTGTTCCATCTATCCTCTGTCAGTTTCGTAACACTAGGCAAAGGTGGCTTTATCTTTTTTGGTGTTATTAATGCTGCTAGTGCCAAGTATTGTAGAGATCCTACCTTGTTATGTCCTGCTTGATATTCACACCTAGGGCTAACTATGTGTCCTAATAAGGCCTTTCTTATAGCAGAGTCTGAAAAACAGTCAAAGTAATACAGATGAATTAGTTGGTCTGCTAGTTCAGGGTCTACTTGTGTGCTATATCTCTTTTTCCTCCATTCTATGGAGACTCCCTGACCCAAATGCCAGTCTCTTTCTCCTGTATGCAGACCCCAATATGTTGTTATTACCAATCTAGCATCCCCTAGTGGGATGTGTACTTCTGAACTTATTCTTGGATGAGGGCTTTCATAGTGATGTCTATAAAACCATCCCCTAGCTTTCCCTGAAACATACATATGGTGTTTTACTAAACTTTTCCATGTTCTAATCCTCATCCTGTCTACTTGCCACACAATCATCACCTGCCATCTGTTTTCCATAATCCCTAATGATCTTTGCTTTTCTTCTTGGCACTACTTTTATGTCACTATTATCTTGTATTACTACTGCCCCTTCACCTTTCCAGAGGAGCTTTGCTGGTCCTTTCCAAAGTGGATTTCTGCTGTCCCTGTAATAAACCCGAAAATTTTGAATTTTTGTAATTTGTTTTTGTAATTCTTTAGTTTGTATGTCTGTTGCTATTATGTCTACTATTCTTTCCCCTGCACTGTACCCCCCAATCCCCCCTTTTCTTTTAAAATTGTGGATGAATACTGCCATTTGTACTGCTGTCTTAAGATGTTCAGCCTGATCTCTTACCTGTCCTATAATTTTCTTTAATTCTTTATTCATAGATTCTACTACTCCTTGACTTTGGGGATTGTAGGGAATTCCAAATTCCTGCTTGATTCCCGCCCACCAACAGGCGGCCCTAACCGTAGCACCGGTGAAATTGCTGCCATTGTCAGTATGTATTGTTTTTACTGGCCATCTTCCTGCTAATTTTAAAAGAAAATATGCTGTTTCCTGCCCTGTTTCTGCTGGAATAACTTCTGCTTCTATATATCCACTGGCTACATGAACTGCTACCAGGATAACTTTTCCTTCTAAATGTGTACAATCTAGTTGCCATATTCCTGGACTACAGTCTACTTGTCCATGCATGGCTTCTCCTTTTAGCTGACATTTATCACAGCTGGCTACTATTTCTTTTGCTACTACAGGTGGCAGGTTAAAATCACTAGCCATTGCTCTCCAATTACTGTGATATTTCTCATGTTCATCTTGGGCCTTATCTATTCCATCTAAAAATAGTACTTTCCTGATTCCAGCACTGACTAATTTATCTACTTGTTCATTTCCTCCAATTCCTTTGTGTGCTGGTACCCATGCCAGATAGACCTTTTCCTTTTTTATTAACTGCTCTATTATTTGATTGACTAACTCTGATTCACTTTGATCTGGTTGTGCTTGAATGATTCCTAATGCATATTGTGAGTCTGTTACTATGTTTACTTCTAATCCCGAATCCTGCAAAGCTAGATAAATTGCTTGTAACTCAGTCTTCTGATTTGTTGTGTCAGTTAGGGTGACAACTTTTTGTCTTCCTCTATTAGTAACATATCCTGCTTTTCCTAATTTAGTCTCCCTGTTAGCTGCCCCATCTACATAGAAGGTTTCTGCTCCTACTATGGGTTCTTTCTCTAACTGGTACCATAATTTCACTAAGGGAGGGGTATTAACAAACTCCCACTCAGGAATCCAGGTGGCTTGCCAATACTCTGTCCACCATGTTTCCCATGTTTCCTTTTGTATGGGCAGTTTAAATTTAGGAGTCTTTCCCCATATTACTATGCTTTCTGTGGTTATTTTTTGCACTGCCTCTGTTAATTGTTTTACATCATTAGTGTGGGCACCCCTCATTCTTGCATATTTTCCTGTTTTCAGATTTTTAAATGGCTCTTGATAAATTTGATATGTCCATTGGCCTTGCCCCTGCTTCTGTATTTCTGCTATTAAGTCTTTTGATGGGTCATAATACACTCCATGTACTGGTTCTTTTAGAATCTCTCTGTTTTCTGCCAGTTCTAGCTCTGCTTCTTCTGTTAGTGGTATTACTTCTGTTAGTGCTTTGGTTCCTCTAAGGAGTTTACATAATTGCCTTACTTTAATCCCTGGGTAAATCTGACTTGCCCAATTCAATTTCCCCACTAACTTCTGTATGTCATTGACAGTCCAGCTGTCTTTTTCTGGCAGCACTATAGGCTGTACTGTCCATTTATCAGGATGGAGTTCATAACCCATCCAAAGGAATGGAGGTTCTTTCTGATGTTTTTTGTCTGGTGTGGTAAGTCCCCACCTCAACAGATGTTGTCTCAGCTCCTCTATTTTTGTTCTATGCTGCCCTATTTCTAAGTCAGATCCTACATACAAATCATCCATGTATTGATAGATAACTATGTCTGGATTTTGTTTTCTAAAAGGCTCTAAGATTTTTGTCATGCTACTTTGGAATATTGCTGGTGATCCTTTCCATCCCTGTGGAAGCACATTGTACTGATATCTAATCCCTGGTGTCTCATTGTTTATACTAGGTATGGTAAATGCAGTATACTTCCTGAAGTCTTCATCTAAGGGAACTGAAAAATATGCATCACCCACATCCAGTACTGTTACTGATTTTTTCTTTTTTAACCCTGCGGGATGTGGTATTCCTAATTGAACTTCCCAGAAGTCTTGAGTTCTCTTATTAAGTTCTCTGAAATCTACTAATTTTCTCCATTTAGTACTGTCTTTTTTCTTTATGGCAAATACTGGAGTATTGTATGGATTTTCAGGCCCAATTTTTGAAATTTTCCCTTCCTTTTCCATCTCTGTACAAATTTCTACTAATGCTTTTATTTTTTCTTCTGTCAATGGCCATTGTTTAACTTTTGGGCCATCCATTCCTGGCTTTAATTTTACTGGTACAGTCTCAATAGGGCTAATGGGAAAATTTAAAGTGCAACCAATCTGAGTCAACAGATTTCTTCCAATTATGTTGACAGGTGTAGGTCCTACTAATACTGTACCTATAGCTTTATGTCCACAGATTTCTATGAGTATCTGATCATACTGTCTTACTTTGATAAAACCTCCAATTCCCCCTATCATTTTTGGTTTCCATCTTCCTGGCAAACTCATTTCTTCTAATACTGTATCATCTGCTCCTGTATCTAATAGAGCTTCCTTTAGTTGCCCCCCTATCTTTATTGTGACGAGGGGTCGTTGCCAAAGAGTGACCTGAGGGAAGTTAAAGGATACAGTTCCTTGTCTATCGGCTCCTGCTTCTGAGGGGGAGTTGTTGTCTCTACCCCAGACCTGAAGCTCTCTTCTGGTGGGGCTGTTGGCTCTGGTCTGCTCTGAAGAAAATTCCCTGGCCTTCCCTTGTAGGAAGGCCAGATCTTCCCTAAAAAATTAGCCTGTCTCTCAGTACAATCTTTCATTTGGTGTCCTTCCTTTCCACATTTCCAACAGCCCTTTTTCCTAGGGGCCCTGCAATTTCTGGCTGTGTGCCCTTCTTTGCCACAATTGAAACACTTAACAATCTTTCTTTGGTTCCTAAAATTGCCTCTCTGCATCATTATGGTAGCTGAATTTGTTACTTGGCTCATTGCTTCAGCCAAAACTCTTGCCTTATGGCCGGGTCCTCCTACTCCCTGACATGCTGTCATCATTTCTTCTAGTGTAGCCGCTGGTCCCAATGCTTTTAAAATAGTCTTACAATCTGGGTTCGCATTTTGGACCAACAAGGTTTCTGTCATCCAATTTTTTACCTCCTGTGAAGCTTGCTCGGCTCTTAGAGTTTTATAGAACCGGTCTACATAGTCTCTAAAGGGTTCCTTTGGTCCTTGTCTTATGTCCAGAATGCTGGTAGGGCTATACATTCTTACTATTTTATTTAATCCCAGGATTATCCATCTTTTATAAATTTCTCCTACTGGGATAGGTGGATTATTTGTCATCCATCCTATTTGTTCCTGAAGGGTACTAGTAGTTCCTGCTATGTCACTTCCCCTTGGTTCTCTCATCTGGCCTGGTGCAATAGGCCCTGCATGCACTGGATGCACTCTATCCCATTCTGCAGCTTCCTCATTGATGGTCTCTTTTAACATTTGCATGGCTGCTTGATGTCCCCCCACTGTGTTTAGCATGGTGTTTAAATCTTGTGGGGTGGCTCCTTCTGATAATGCTGAAAACATGGGTATCACTTCTGGGCTGAAAGCCTTCTCTTCTACTACTTTTACCCATGCATTTAAAGTTCTAGGTGATATGGCCTGATGTACCATTTGCCCCTGGATGTTCTGCACTATAGGGTAATTTTGGCTGACCTGATTGCTGTGTCCTGTGTCAGCTGCTGCTTGCTGTGCTTTTTTCTTACTTTTGTTTTGCTCTTCCTCTATCTTGTCTAAAGCTTCCTTGGTGTCTTTTATCTCTATCCTTTGATGCACACAATAGAGGGTTGCTACTGTATTATATAATGATCTAAGTTCTTCTGATCCTGTCTGAAGGGATGGTTGTAGCTGTCCCAGTATTTGTCTACAGCCTTCTGATGTTTCTAACAGGCCAGGATTAACTGCGAATCGTTCTAGCTCCCTGCTTGCCCATACTATATGTTTTAATTTATATTTTTTCTTTCCCCCTGGCCTTAACCGAATTTTTTCCCATCGATCTAATTCTCCCCCGCTTAATACTGACGCTCTCGCACCCATCTCTCTCCTTCTAGCCTCCGCTAGTCAAAATTTTTGGCGTACTCACCAGTCGCCGCCCCTCGCCTCTTGCCGTGCGCGCTTCAGCAAGCCGAGTCCTGCGTCGAGAGAGCTCCTCTGGTTTCCCTTTCGCTTTCAGGTCCCTGTTCGGGCGCCACTGCTAGAGATTTTCCACACTGACTAAAAGGGTCTGAGGGATCTCTAGTTACCAGAGTCACACAACAGACGGGCACACACTACTTGAAGCACTCAAGGCAAGCTTTATTGAGGCTTAAGCAGTGGGTTCCCTAGTTAGCCAGAGAGCTCCCAGGCTCAGATCTGGTCTAACCAGAGAGACC